GGGGTTCTCACCCGCAGAGCTTCTTTTATACCGCTGCTCTAATCCGCAGGTACGACGACGTAATCGTTGGATCTTCAGTGGCCAAATACTGAAGAATCCCAGGTAAGTCTCTCGGATTTACCGAGGGCCCACTGCCGTGAGGCATATCCACGCGGGTCCAGTTTCCTATTCCCGACTTGGCAGCAGCAGAGTACTCCCAATTGGCTCGTGGATCGCTTACCATGGCTCGTAAGATGTAATACACCGGGACGAGCACCCTGGCGGCTTCGTCACTTTCCGCCAAATAACTGACGACACGACGCAACAAGTTTTCCGCCGTTGGCACAAACGGACGCTCTGGATAGATTAATCTGCCGATCACATCCTCTTCAGGGCGACCTCGGCGCAAATCGTAGTGACCCAGGAAAGTCGTTGTGTCACAGGGCCCACAAACGTGGGTCTTCGAGAGGTTCACGGTTATGCCCAAATGGGAGGCTCTCTCAGCTACGCTCTCCATCAAATCTCTGGCATCTTGGACACTACAAGGTAACAAGGTTAAACTGTCATCACCATAGACCCAGTAATGTTTCTGCTTCATATCAGCAAACACGTATTCAATTACCAGAGCATTTACAACTGTATCCACTAACTGGGTGAACATGGATCCGGAGGGCACCCCGCCTCTCCGACCTGAAATCAGCCTTGCATACTGATCATAGAAAGGACAGGTTGCAAAGTAGGTCGCGACTCTACTCCATACCTTCTCCATCTTTTCATCCAGCAGCATATGCTCCTTCAACAGATTGAATGCAATGCCTATCAGCTGAGTACCAATTGAGCCATCGAATCCGGAATAGTCCATCGCAATCTTCGAATGGAACGACCCACTCGTAACCGCTTCGGACAGGAGCGCCCTTCGAGCCACGGCGTTTTCTGCCGCATATATCCGAACGTTCGCTTTCATCTTCTCCTGAAGCGGATAGAAGAAAGCTGCCTCAACGATATGCCATTCGAACGGGAACATCCAAACGGCTCTAGCAACACGCGTGTTCTTTCCACGGTGGCCTAAGACCACTGGGGGCGGACACTTACCCGCTAAGCAGTTATACGCCCTACTCAATGCCTCCGTGTCTTCTCCCTTGCTACCCATAGTGGGTAGTCCAGCAAGCTTGTTTTCCTTAGCTGCCAAGACCTTCAGATACGCTTCATCGAGGTCGAGAGGCCGATTCATCCCTAAACCCTTGAGATGTTTACGTACTCTACTGACGGCGGCTGTCAGTCGTTTACGATCGGGCGTAAAGCGCTTAGGAGCCAAGAATTTCTTCATTGGTTCGTCTAACATCTCAGGGGCATAGCAGCTACGGTATCCATCTTGTGCCAACTTCAACTCCCTTCCTTGTGCTTCGTACACGTCAGCGACCAGCCTCGCCAACATATGCAGCTTGATACGACCAACTGGACGGTTGATCTGCTGGATACGTTCCATCTGGTGAGGGGTCAACGAT